TGAAATGCAAAGAGTATCTAGACTTTCACATGAAGAGCAGCTAGAAAATATGAGGGGTAGTCTTAGAAGACTAGAGGACAGAAACTCTACGTTAGAACAGCGTGTAGAGCACCTAAGAGTATCCCGTAGAGTGCTTATGACCTTACTTGAGCAACTAGAGCAGGAAAATGCTTTTGAAGTCAAACGCTTGGAAAAACTCTTAGCCTTAGAGAGAAGTCAGAAGAAGAGGGTACCTAAAGACCACCCTCTATGGACTGTTAAAGAACACCCCAGTCTCAATGATTTAGCAGATGAGCACTTAGCAAATTACCCAAATGACCATCAAGTTATGTTAGAAGCCCAAGGTATCAGAGAAAATGCAAAGAGCATACGCGCAGAGTTTAAAACTGACGAAACAGAAGCTTTAGCCCAAAAACAGGCTGAGATCCAGAGAATTCGCAGGCTTAGGAAACAGGAAAGAGTTTAAGAAGAAGAGGAGGGTGTTTACCCATGAAAAGTGTTAAAGAGATTGCCATAATTGCTGCGGGGTGGTGGGCGGATAGAGTGACCAGCCCTAAGTTTGATAATGGAGACAAAATCTTAGGGGGATTTTTCGCTAAGACTTATGCTGCTAAGGCTGTGCAGCCTGTAGATCAAGTGCAGAGGGATAAGTTCATTGAGCATCTTGTACATTCCATTACCACAAAATTAGATAGGCCTCAAGCTACAGAGGTCCTATTACCAGACCAAGAGCCTATCCCTCCTGTAGACATAGTCCTTGGTATTGATTACAGTCCAGATCGTGAACTTCTAGGCGCTGCGCTCTACTCAGGTATTCCCGGTATGAACTTCCCCATAAAGACAGTCATGTGGATTAGTAAAAATCATGTTGCTGTAAGGTATGGCTACAGTGCAGGTGTAGAACACTTATACGCTAACAGCACTTATTGGACACGCAGGATAGCTGATTTAGAAGAATCCATACAAAGACACAGCCATGGCAACTACCTGTCCTATATAGCTGATGAAGAGGAACGCAAGATTGCAGCAGAAAAAATTGTAGCAGAACTTCAAGAAGATCTTGGAACCCACAAAATCGAACTTGAGGCTAGCATAAGTAGGGAACGTAATTCTGAAATGTGCAAACGAAGTCAAGCTATGACTTCTAGCTTCAAGCAAATCTATGGTGTAGCTAGGCAGTGTGGGAAAGTTGACTTCACTACAGAAGCTCTTAAAGCCTTGGAAAGAGATCCCAATTGCCCTCCCGAACGTCCTATGGAAGATATCTTACATGAAGTTATGTGCTCCGGGTGTGGTGCGTTTGACGCTGCCTGTGAGCTTACAGATGGTGAATGGCTATGTAGGGTATGCGCTGAAACTCATAAAGCTTACTATGGTGATCCTCAAGTGTGCACTGACTTAGACGAAGCGAATCTTACTGAGGAGCAGAATGCAAGAATTGATGCGTTCTTTAATGCGCATAATAGAACTTCCCTATCCGAAGTTAAAGAAGAGCTTAACTACTGGGCTAAAGCTGAGAAATATCTAGACCATAGTAACTGCCTAAAACGGCAGTATGGATGTGTCATTGTTAAAGATGGCATTATCATATCTAGTGGTTTTAATAGCAGCCGTGTGCCTTGCGTCACATGTATTAGGGAAAATGTTGAGCATAGCTCAGGTGATTATGCTGGGTGCCCAGCTATTCATGCAGAACAAATGGCTCTTATGAAGGCTGGTAGTCATAACCTAAAAGGGGCTAAGCTTTATCTAGTAAGTAATGATGGCTTAAATGTAACATGCTGCCCTACCTGCCAAAACATAATGGATTGGTATAGAGTAGTCCAAATGCATGAGCCTTTAATTAATACTCCTATACTTAAGCCTAGGTCAGAGGGTATTAATACTATGGAAGTCTTAGGCTGTTTTACGGGGTGTAAAGGTTGGCCCAAGGAGGATAGCCAATGAAAAAACTATTTAACTTGAGCCTATTTTTTCGTTGGTACGACTTATGGATGGGAGCTTTTACTGATATAAAGAACAGGGCAGTTTATATATGCCCTTTGCCAATGGTAGGTATAAAGCTAATCTACCCAAGTAAACATGATATTCTGTACCATTTCAAATGGAAAAAGCTATGTAGGTATGTAGCACCAGAAATTCATGACGATTCTGGATGCAGGTTCTGCACAGATCCTAAGACTAAGCAACTTACCAAATGTAATAACTTTATAGTGTCCTACAATTACTGCTTAGCTACCTGCAATAGACGCCAAAAGATTAAAGCAGAGGAAGACAGGGCTAAGTATATCTTTGGGATGTTTTACCGATGATTAGAGACTGGCATTGTCCTGAAGGATGTACGGGTGTAGGACTTTATCAAGGTGCGTGTCCTGATGATCTAGGTCCAGATGAACCATGTGTTAATGGAATCCTTGATGATGAGGAGTACAAAGCTTCAGAAGATCCTAGGTATGATCCAATACTATTTATAACTGAGGAGGAGCTGCAAACTATGGTTGATTTTAATAAACTTAGAGCTGGTAGGGATAAACGAGATCAAAAAGTTCAACAAAGATCCGGAGCGGTCGTTAAACCGCTCCCTCGGACCTTTTATGCAATTGATTTTGAGACGACAGGCTTTGACCGGGCTAATGACCGGATCATTGAAATAGGAGCGGTTCGGTTCACAGACGGTGAGCCTGTGGCTATATTTAATACCTTAGTTAACCCAGAAATGTTTATAAGTGAAGAGATAACTAAACTTACAGGGCATACCAACGAGGACCTTCTGAAGGGCATGAGTGAGGATCAGGCGATTATAACTCTAGTGTACTTTTTGCGAAGTGAGCCTATTGTTGGTCACAATGTTCTTTTTGATTATGAGCTATTCTACCGAGCTGCTGGTCGGATTGAGTGTGGTGTTTGTAACACCTTAATTGATACACTTACTATTGCACGAGACAGACACAAGTACCCTCATAAACTCCCAGATATGTGCAAGAAGTATAATGTGCCCCAAGAGGCCTGGCACAGTGCTTATTTCGACGCTCTGGCCTGCGGTAACCTACTCCTAGCCATGCATGCAGAGGATAAAAACTACACCGAAGGAAAACAGGTGGCTGACTACCAAAATGTTGTTGGTTGGAAAAGGCAATATGGAGAACCCGAATGGAAACCCTCATGGATAACACTCAAAGGGCAGGGGGATATGCATGTTCAAGAAGGTCCTCGTAAGGCTAGGCAGATTATAAACCCTAGGGCTACTAAACCTGTAGAAGAGCTTAAGCCCCAATGGTTTGGTAAAGGGTGCCCGTATCAAACACCACCTGAAGAAGCTATTTGTAGTCATCCTGATAATCCTCATGGACATGAAGGAAACTGTGCTCCTAATATGAATTGTCCTATGGGGCTATCAGATGATCTACCATTTTGAAAGAAAGGAGCGGGTGCTACTATGGCAAATATTAAAATTGAGTACAATGTAACAGACCTAAAAAATCTCGTACTGAAGGATTTACAAGGGAAGTTCCCAGGTCAAAAGATCGAGCTACACCAAGTGGCTATTGAAACTAAGTCTAAGCAGAACTATAGAAGCGAATGGGAAACTGCTGATTTTAGGGCGAGCATTAATGTGAATATCTAAAAGGAGATGAGGGCTGATGCCTCACTGTGAATGCACGCAACCTGAGGACTTATGTAAGTGTAATGGATGTTTAGAGGCATTTGATTGCGACTTATGTCCTGAATACGGATGCAGAAAAAACCATGTAAAGGGTGTTAGGATAGGTAGAATCTTATGCCCATTTGCAATTAAGCCAGGGTACGCAGAGTCATGGATTAAACTACTTAAAGGAGTGGAAGACCGGAGAACGAAACCTTTCGCCAATTTATTCAATACGGGGAGAAGGAATTTGGATTAGAGCCCAAAGACTTAAATTCAATGTCCGAACAAGACTTAACCGATTACTTAGATTTAATAGACTACCTGTGGACTAAGTAAAGGAGCTGAAGACCGATGTCTAAAACATGTAATGAAGTTAAGATTGGGTTGGAAGGGGCATGCATCCAGCACGTAGAGGCTACCTGCTTATGCTTAGATTGCTCAGAAAATGAAGATTGTATTCTATGCCCTGAGCATGGGTGCCCTAAGTACCCATTAATACCTGAACCTGAGAAATGGTCTTACAATTTTAGTGAGGATGGTTTGTGGGACAATGAAGTCTTTGAAACAGGTGAAGAGGCCTATGAAGCTGGTAAAGATGCAGCCCTAGAGGATGGTTATGAAGTCTTCTACATTGGCCAGCTTGTGCCTATCACAATACCTCAAAATTATGTAATGGTTACTGATGAGGTATTACGCCAAGTGTCACAGTATTTAGACGATGAGTATGGCAGTGAATTTGAGCATGGTGAACGGTGGTACGAGAAAATCACAGAAGATGAGAAGCTTACACTGGATGAGATGCTTAATAATGCACTCCAAGCATGGCTTGAAAAGACCCACAACCACCCGAAGACTCTAATGGTTACTGATATTGATGAGTACTGCAGGACTGATGGTACATGGATAAAAGAGCCCCAGGAATAGGGGGCTCTTTTCCTTTACTTAGTATGTGGACAAGCCTACTAAAATAAAGGGAGTGGTTCGTATATGTTAGAGGGAATCGAAGGTATTATTGATATCTTTGTTGAGGTATTTAAAGATTCAAAAAAGTTTGTTAAATCATTCACTATAGGGGATGTCTGGGGTGGTATAGCCCTAGTGACTGTGCTGTTTGTGCTCAGTATTTTGCTCTAGATACTTGTCTATACTTGTTCAGGGTTGTATACTATAAATCAGGGGGATTTTGGGGGAGAACTAAAATTTTTAAAGGGATGGTGGACAAGCTATGCCAGTTAGATATCCCAGACCACCAGCCGGGGCAATGGCTGAGCAAATAGATACTTATGTCAAAAAAGAAAGCCATCAGGAAGAGCTGGCTAAAAGTGTACGGAAGCCCAGTGTCACTAAGGCGGTGGAGCCTGTGACCGAGTGGTTCTTAATCAAAGCTGGGATTGTTTCCCATCGAGGGACTAAGAAAGGGTGCATGGATGCTCTTGTATCCTACAGAAGGCTTAAGCCCAAGGATACAACTGAGATGTTCTTAGCCCATGGATTAAAGGTAATCTAAAGAGAGAAGAGGAGCTGGCGAATATGAAAGAGATGGATGTATTACTAGCACGGAAGTTGCTTGTTACTATGGGTGTACTTACTGAAGTTGATGAGCAGGAGAAGGGTGAGATTGTTGCTGTACTTACAGCTGAGGACATGGCTGCCTATGAGGGTCTTGCTTCACAGGCTTCAGAGATTCGTAGTTTAGAGAAACTACTAAAAGAGCTTAAGATCAAAATCAATACGAAAGTGATCGTGCATAATGCCCGGCGGGATATGTGGTGGAATTGCATGGAAACACAGCATGGGGTGACAAAGGAGCAGAGCACCACTGGCTTGCACGTTGATCGAATAAATAAGGTTCTAAGGAAAGGGATATTGGCTGACAATACCTATGGTATTAATCGGACTTAAATTATATAGAAGGCTTAAGCCCTAGTGCTGCAAGGCATTGGGGCTTTTCTTATGTGTAACCAATAGACTTCTTATGCCCTCCTACACAGGCCTTTGACGAATGTAACACAGGCCTTCGACGAATGTAACATAATAACCTTGTGTAACATTCAGGTTTAAGGGGAGGTACTTTCATATTCCTAATACCACCTATAAATGGGTTAAAAATCCATGACAGAATAATCTGACAGGGTTTATGCAGTCGAGTGCATAATTATGCATAGGTGTTTTATTGCAATCTTTATAAGTCTGTAGTATAATATAGGGATTTTTAAAATGAGGTGTTTTTAGGTGAAAAGTAAAAATATTACAAATGGCTGTGCGCCTAGGTATCACTGCGTTTGAGCATTTATTACAAAAATACCCATGTAAATAATTAGGATATTTTGAGGCCGGGGTGAGAAGCTTGGAGAATTGGTCTGTTGGTCTGACCATTAGCAAGAGGAAATTACCAATAAGTGGAGCCAAGAATGGGGTCAAAAAAGGGCTTTTCCGAGCTTTTGAAAAAAATTTTCTCGATTACGTACGAGTTGGTAAGGAATTGTTAAAGACACAAAAGAAAAAAGGGGTCTATAAAAAAAAAAATTAGTTTTTGTACCAAAACTGCAAATTTGTTCATGGTTGTTCAGAAAAAAAGTGCAAAAAAAAAAAAAAAAAAAATTGCAAAAAATAAAAGCCGTGGCACTTGATAATTACGTATCAACTCGTACGTAATCGAGAAAACCTTGAAAACAGTAAAAATGACCTATTTTAAAAATATATTTTTAAAATGTAGTGCATAAAGTGCATAAAAATTCATAAGAAAACGACAAAGGAAATAAGTACTTTAAGGATCAAAAAATAGTTTATTTATATTAGGTTAATTTTTTATTTCTTCTTATATATGTATTTTAAAATTGTTTGTTCAAACTTGTGAACTATTGTCTATTAATTTTCTTCTATATGTGGTAAAATACTCCATAGAGTTCGCTAGACGAAAGGGTTCAGAAGCCCTATACACCTAGGAGGGAGGCGATTTTACCCATGGGGCACAAACTAATATCTAAAATAAAACAGGCTGCAAAACCTGTGAAAAATACGCCTGAGGAAATAGCTGCAGCAGAGGCCCCAAAAGCTACTAAAGGGAAAAAACTCCGTATGCAGTTAGATAAGCCCATGCCTACTACTCAGGGCAGGGTCATCGCTGTTAACAAAAAGCCAAAAAACCCTATAACATCCCGTAAAGTATTAACGGGTAAGGCTCCGAAGTATATACAGCTTGAGGTTAGAGGATCTGGTGATAAGGTGTACACAATTGTTGTCCCCGCCAGCTATAGGAATGTAATACCGAAGACATGGAGGTGGAACCCTAGGCGCTACAAGGCTGCAGACATGATAAGCGCTGGACATCCTATCACCCAAATAGCTAAGGAACTTGGTCTGCATAAATCCATGATCTATGCATGGCTGCAGCACCCGGAGTTCAAGGGCCATGTTAATGGGCTCGTAATGGAGACAGGATGGGCCAATAAGCAAGAGCGGATTGCGGGACTTAATAAAGTAACCCGCTTGCTCTTTGATAAGGTTGTGGCTGAGATTGATGGTGTTAATCTAACAGATAAGTCCATTGGCCCAGTGCTAACCGCCATTCAAACAATTGCCAAGCAAATCGCTCAAGAGAAAGATGAATTTGTAGAGCAGTCAAGAGTGGAACAGAACACAAGCATAAGCGGTCTGGTGGGTGTGGCTATAGCCAACATTGACACTATAATGGCAAGCAAAAGTGCCGAAGAACGAAGGGCTTTAGAAGCCCAATTCAAGGATGTCAGTGATGATGTGATCCGGGGTATCACTGGTGAAAAGGAGTAGAAAGCTTATGAAAATATACATCGCTGGTAGTATAACGGGTAATGAGAACTATCAAGCAGAATTTGCACGGGCTGAGAAAGCGCTGACAGAATCCGGAAACATAGCTCTTAATCCTGCGCTATTACCTAAAGGATTTACACAAGAAGAGTATATGAGTGTGTGCATTCCGATGCTTAGTATCTGCGAAGCAATATATCTACTTCGTGGCTGGGAGCCTAGTATTGGGGCGAATATTGAAAAGCTACATGCAGAGCATACGGGAAAGATAGTTATCTTTGAGGAGTAGCTGTTAAACAACCTGTACAACGCTATAGAGTGGACAAACTATAGCTATGAGCGGGTTCGTGTTAAACGAATGAGTAAACAGGGGGAATGATTGTCGTGCCTAAGATTTGCCAAGTGTGCAATGTGACCTACGGAAGTACCAACCAAACGAAATGCAGCTACTGTGAAAGACCTCTTCAGATCATATCCAGCCAGGGCATGTGCCCAAATAGCAGCCTTCAGATTCTTCAAGCGGATATGGAGCAGCATAAGAATCCATACTTTGGCACCCACTGATGGCTAGCATACTGCAGGAGAAACCTGCTATAGCCCATGTACGGAAGTCCAAGAAATGCAGCTACTGCAACGGCTCAGGTAAGGTCCCAGTGTCTTGGTCAATACAGAATAACCATGGGCTACCTACACGGCTAGAACTTAAGGAGTCGTGCCCAGTGTGTAAAAGACATGGGTTTGTGAAGGCATAAAAAGAAGAAGATCAACCCACTAAGAGTTGATCTTCTGAAGCTCTTTTCTTTTGGTACTTAGTCACAAGGTCTTCTACAGCCTCATCTACTAGCCTAGATACTGGAATCTTTGTCTGTTTAGATAGCCCTCTCAGTATCTCAAGCAACTTATTATCCATATTTATACCTACTTTTGTTCTAGCGAGTAGCATAAAGTTATACCTCCTTTTTAGAGTAGTATAGCACAATGTCATTGCTAATTAAACTACGCTATATTATACTACTTAATTAATGGAATACTTTTATTCCATTAATTAAGTAAAGAGGGTGATAGGCTACGAATGAGCTAACAAAGATAGCAATTAATAATGGTACTGATACAGTAGATAGCCGTATTATTGCTGAAAATTTTGAAAAGGTCCATAGGGATGTAGTACGCGCCATTGAAAATTTAATACCCAAAATAGATATGCGCAATTTTGCGCATATCTCAAAAGACTACTTTATCCTAAAAGAATACACAGATGCTCAAGGTAGAACACAAAGATTTTATGACATAACGTTTAAGGGTTTTATACTACTTGTAGGAGGATTTACTGGTAAAAAAGCACTGGATTGCAAACTAGACTACATCGATACTTTTATATGGTTGATACAGGAGTACCACAAAAAACCTGTAGTTCCAGAAATACCGCTCGTTAATCTGACTACTACAAATGGAATGCCTATAGAAGTATTTGACTACTTAGTGCCTAAAGGCATGACATTTCGTGAGGGGTTCTTTTGGCTTAGCACAGATATGTACGATATGATACTAAAATTTAGAGACAAGGTGGCAACAAGAATAGAACGAAAACGCTTAAAGCAACAGACGAGGCTTGAAGCCAAGCAAAAGAAATTAGAAGCGGGTACAGAAGTCGAGGACTAAGGTTAAATAGGTCAGAGCATAGAGGAGGAATACACCGATGTATGATGCAGGGACAACTGTATCGATCATCATTGCACTTACATTAGGACTTATGGTCGTCAGTCTAGTATTCGTGGTAGAGATCCTTAAGCTACGGAAGGTAGTCAAGTACTTAAGAGCTCGGTATATTAAGATCAAAAGCTTAGGCAGGAAGCCTAAGTATTATAATTGGCAGCAAGGGAAGTGACATTATGTTCAAGGTATCTGACACTTTACTACATGCGATCATTATCCTATCCTTAGCTGGACTCGCTGGTCTGCTCGTTGTGGGTGTATGCTATGCATGGGATTGGGCCTTTACTAAGCTACTAGAAGTACTTGGGCTTAAGAAAGAGTTCATCCAGTTTTTAATTGACAAGCATAGAAACAGAGCACCTAAGAAACGGAAGATGGAGTGAGCACTATGGAGGGTTTTTCAAGACAGGAGATATTTGATTACCAAGTGCGCACCAGGCCCTCTATATGGGCTCAGTTTCACACTAAGCTAAGGGGAAAGCCTTATCGCTTCGAACAGCTTAATCCTGATGGCTCCTTGGACCTACGGAAGCCCTTTCAGATATCACCTCAAGAGCAGAATATAGGGCTCCGTGGGCAGAGGCAGTTCCTTCAGCAGATGCTGGATGATCAGCACCCTTATAAATCAGAGCAAAAGTCTCGGCAGTGTGGGGCCAGTGAGAATGAGGTTAGAGAAGTCCTATGGTTTGCAGATACACACCCCTATTCGTCTATTGTCTACGTCTTCCCAACGTTTGATCAGGTGGCAGACTTCTCAAAGACTCGTATTGAAGAGGTTATGAGAGAATCCCCCCATGTGAAGAGTCGTATGGGCTATGACCCAAAGACAGGGAAAAAGAAGCAGGGTGAAGATCCTGTGGATAATGTACGCCTACGGAAGATGGGAGACAATAGCTGGCTCTACTTCCGTAGTGGTAGTACACCTAAGGCCGGAGAAGGTATACCCTGCGACGTTGTAGTGTTCGATGAGATTGACCGGATGGCACCCAACGTAATGATAGCATTCAACGAAACGCTATCATCCAGCGCCTATGGTTGGAGAAGGGATGTATCAACACCTAGTCTCCCAGGCGTCGGTGTGAATGCAAGCTTTAAAGATTCAGACCAGCAGCACTGGTTTATGAAGTGCCCGCACTGTGGCCACTGGACTACGATGATTCATGACTTTCCGAAGGGCATAGAGCAGCTTACTGTAGACCGTCATGATAGACCCAATCATAACCTGCACCTAGTTTATGACTGGGTACAAGGGTCAGATAGATACATCTACATTTGTTTGAAGTGTAAGAGGCCTATCAGTGATGAGATGCGGATCAATGGTACATGGCAACCGCTCTACCCACATAGGGACCGAATCAGGGGTTATCAGATTAGCCAGCTCATGTGCCCATGGATTAGCGCTAGCCAACTCATGCAGAAGAAAGCTGACTACAAGCTAGAGCAGCTGTTCATGAACTATGTTATTGGCCTAACCTACCTCGGGGATAATATCATGGTATCAAAGGGAGATATCCTTAGATGCTGTGACACGTCCCTCACAAATCCCTATGACCTTAGAAGGGATCGTGTGTGCTTAGGTGTAGACTGGGGGAACACATCATGGGGAATTGCTGGTATGCCCCATCCAGATAACCCGAGCAAGGTCATAATCCTAGACATATGGGACGTTAAAGACGAAGAAGCTGTGACTACAGATGGCCGGAAGAACAACCCACACATAACCAGAACTGCTGATAAGATGCGACAGTGGGACGCACGGCGTGGAGTCTTTGACGCTGGCTATGGGAAGGACCGTAACTGGGAGCTCATGCAGGTATTCCCGGGTAAAGTCTTCAGCTGCTTTTACCCTAATTTATCAACGACCTCAACTAAGAATGTTGATGACCAATGGAGTGAAGACGATGCTAAGGTTAATGTAGACCGTACATTAGCTCTTAAGCTTATGGCCCGGGCCTTCCGTGAGGGACTCTTTGTAATACCTGCATGGGTTGTGCTAAATCCCCTCTTTGAAACCTTCTTTATCAAGCACTTGACAAACATTGTCTTGATACGCGATATCGAAGAGGATGAGAAGACTAAGAAAGAGATTATCACTGAGCGAGTTGGCTGTATGCCTGGTGGGGACCATTTCGCCCATGCAGCGAATTACCTATCTATTGCTCTACGGAAGATTACAAAAAGCGGTGGTGGGGGAGACTTCTGGGTATAAAAAGGAGGATGAAACAAATGGATAAGTACATTGGATTTAAGATGATCGAGGCAAAGCCTATGACAGGAGAGGATGCAGCTAAGTTACTAAATAGGTTTATAGATGCGTCAAATGCAGATGCAGAAGGTAATGGTTACTTAGTGAAGTACGAAGACGGGTACACTTCATGGTCCCCAAAAGCTCAGTTTGAGAAGGCATACACAAAAGCTGAGGCTCGTAGAACTATAGGGGCAGGTCTAGAAATACAACCGCTCGATTCGAGTGTTTTTCTAATCAAGTTAAAAGAAGATCCTTTACCTGAAGAGATCGAGGCACTCAAGAAAGCGTGGAGAACTGCTATGTGCTATGAAGGAGCACCTAAGGTAACAGCACTTCTTGCACCTAATACTATAAACATAAAGTCGCTAGATGGTGCAACTTTTGATTTCACAATGGCTCTACAGCTTCTGAAGTTGGGGCATAAGATCACAAGGACCTACTGGATGGATGGGGATAATGCGGTCTATTGGTTAGAGCTCGTGGATAATGATATCAAAAAAGGCCGGATGTGCGATGGTAATCTAAGCTATTGGGATGATGCAGAGTCGGCAGCCCTGCTAGCCGAAGATTATAAGCTCATGAAGAGCTAAGAGGAGGAAGGGGAATATGGTAGACGTTGGATGGACTGTGCATGTCGGATGGGTTATACCCATACTACTAGCGGGGGTAATTATCGGTTGTCTAATCCTTGGATTCTTTGCAGGGGCAAAGGAGCCCAAGTGTGACAGGTGCATACTCGCTCTTAAGGACCGATGCGAAAAACAAAAGCCTAGCAAACTCTGGCTAGAACCACCACCAAAGCATAACTGGGAGCTAACCCATATCGATAAGCCTACAAGAAGCCCATACCGTAGAAATGAGCGTCGTAGTAAAGTCTAATAGTCTTCCGAAGTAAAAAGACTATTGATTTATCGTAAATAATGGTATTATTAGCTTAATACGTAAAGGGACGGAGGAATTTATATGACTCAAATCGGAGATACACGAGAATACACCAGCATTGATGAAAGTGCAAGTAAGCTGCTTGCTAAGTGTCCACAGTGTCAGGTAAAAGTCGTACCGAAGGGTATTAATTCAACAAGGCCCGGAGCTGCAGGTGAGAAGCACTGCCCTAATTGTGGCCAGATCTTCGGAAGAGGAACTTTCCCTACGAAGGTGCTAACGGTCAATGTCACTGGAACTAGTGGTGCAGTAGCCATTGCCGTGGATAAGGCTAGGCTGCAGATGTTAGCTGAAGTTCTTCCGGCTATTGCTACGGATAAGTCAGTAGCATGGAGCGTTGCAGCTGGCACAGGAACAGCGGTAATTGGTGCTGATGGCTTATTACAGGCACTGACAGATGGAACGGTCACAGTGAAGGCAACGGCTAATGATGTGACTAAGACCGCGGGTACTAAGGTAATCACCTTAAGTAATCAGAGTGTATGGGTACAGAGTCTAACAGTGACTGGAGCAGGGGATGCCACGACTATTGAAGTTGATGGAGGCACCCTAGAGATGCAGATTGATGCGCTGCCTGTTGGGGCAACAGATCGAACGGTTGTCCTTAGCGTTATACCAGGTACAGGGACCGCAGAGATTAGCGCAGAAGGCATATTAACGGCGCTGACCAATGGTACAGTGACAGTTAAAGCCCTAGCTCATGATGGATCAGGAGTTATAGGCACTGCTGTAATTACGATAAGTAATCAAGTATAAGCTAACCACGACCCAGGGGGAATTAAAGAAAGAGCGGAGGAAGGGGACAACCTTCGTCTGCTCTTTTTGTTTTAGGTAAAGGAGGCATGACTATGAGTGAGATACTAGACATTTGTGCAACAGCTCCTAAGGCTGAAGAGCTTCTGAAGGCCTTCGCTAGTGGAGAGAGGATAAAGATGGGAAACCCTAAGTCTGCAATTATTGACCCCTATATGACAACAGGATCTAATGGGTTAAGGCAAAAGCCTACGGCTGTACCCTATTCTACCCTTAGGAGAATGGCTAAGATTCCGGCGGTTGCTGCAATCATTAACACGCGCCTTAATCAAGTAGCTCGTTTCTCTCGAAGGCCACGGTTCGAAGGGGATATGGGCTTTAAAATCGTACTGAAGGATCGAGAAGCTAAGATGAACGAGGCTCAGAAGAAGCGAGCCTTCGAGCTTGAAGAGTTCTTTATGACTACAGGTGCAGTACCCAATGCTAAGCGTAAGGATAACTTTGATAAGTTCATGCGTAAGATTGTACGGGATACCTTGACGCTTGACGTTGTAACCTTTGAGAATGTAGGTAACCGCAAAGGAACCATAGCAGAGGTATGGGCTATAGACGGTGCAACGATTGAGCTTGTAGCGAGTAATTTAGTAGGTGAAGAGCGGGAGATGCCTGTCTATGAACCAATGACTCGGGCCGGACAGTCAATTGCTAAGGATATATCCTATGTGCAGAGGGTTAATGGCCAGATCATTGCAGAGTTTACAGAAGACGAGTTGTGCTTTGCTATTCGTAATCCTCAGACAGATATCAACATGGTGGACTTCGGAATGTCAGAGCTTGAAACACTCATTGAGATTATCACAGGGATCATGAATAGCGTCCGGTATAATACAAGCTACTTTAGTGAATCACATCTACCTCAGGGCATACTAGAGATTGTAGGCAGCTATGAAGACTCACACCTGGAGGGCTTTAAGAAGCACTGGAAGGCAATGACCAGTGGAGCATCCGGTAAGTGGGCTGTACCTGTGATGGCCTTGAAAGAGGGTCAAGGTTTTAAGTTCACAAACTTTAAAAACAATAATCGGGATATGGAGTTCAACGAATTCTTAGAATTCCTGTTCAATATCGCCTGTGCAGTGTATCAGATCGATCCCAATGAGGTGGGATTTAAGTCTTGGACCAGCGGTGGTAGTGGGACTATGAAGAGTGACAATACAGAAGTCAAGATAGACCAGTCAAAGGATAAAGGATTCGTCCCGCTCATGCAGTTCTTAGCCAATACCTTCAATTCAGAAATCGTGGACCGGATTGATGATCAGTACGCCTTCACTTGGATTGGTATTGATGAACAGGATGAGGAACAGAAGTGGGCTCGGTATAAGGAGCAGATCGATTCAGGTGTTGTCGTCGTCGCAGAGATCCGGAAAAAAGAAGACATGGATGAACTACTTGACGAAGAGGGTAAGCCAGCGCAGTGGACAACAGCCCCTGGTAACCCTACGCTGATTCAAGTGTTTATGGCTGAAGTCAATGCTAAAATGGCAGAGGATCAGCAAGCACAGCAACAGCAACAAGGAGCTATTGATGGGGCTCAAGAGAAAATGACCGCTGATGATGCCCACGGTAAGGCTTTAGAAGTCATGGATAAGCAGCACCAACAAGGCCTAGAGGCTAAGAAGCTGGATCAAGAACACCAGCTGGCGATGGCTGATAAGGCGCATAAGCAAGGCCTTGAAGGTAAACAACTTGACCAAAAGCATCAAACGAACATTGAGCAGATGAAAGCAAAGGCCCAGGCACAAGCTAAGAAGCCACCGCTCAAAAAGAGCTTAGATACTTCGGAAATGCTAAGTCCTGAAGAAGAGGAACTGCAGGTATCCATTGAATGGGGAGACTACTAAAAGGAGTTGAGGAGGTTGAAGCAATTGAATATCGTACTTCCGAAGACCCTAAAAGATCTGTCAAATTTCCATAAACTTCAAATAGTCTCTGAGCTGTCTAAGGCCTTAAATGTTAAAAGTCCTAAGGCCTCTGGATTAGAGCGTACAGTGTGGACCACGAACGATGAGCAGCTATTAGGTGAAGCTGAAGATGAACTCTATGAAATTCTAGTGGGTCCAGCAATGGAAAATATGGCAGAACTAATCGCAGCACTAGAGTTAAGCGATGAGCCAGTACAGCTACAGAAGGCCTTTAGTCCTGAGTTCTTAGCTTATGAGGATCAACTGTTTAAGGCCCTAGACAATGGAAAACACAAGCTTAGTGACCTTATCAACTTGTCGAAGACTAAGCGCAATGCTTTTGCTAAGCTACTGCAAGAGGGGACTGAGTGGACTAAAGCTAAGCTTAAGCAGATCGACGATATCATGAAACAGAAGCTACCAGACTACGCAAAATTAGCTGAACAGTTTGCTATAAGAGCAGCCTTTATTGCTAAGATCAGAAGTCATGCAGACACTGAGATGCTGAGTACGGTTGGGGCCTTTGTGGACCGCTTTCCTTCGACGATCAAAGAGGCAGAGCATGAAGGCCTAGTATTGACTCTCAAAGAGCAAGAGAGGGCTAAGGCTGAGGGTAGGACAGTAAAGATCCTTCCATTGCAACCCCAAGAGCTTAGAGCAGTAGAACATGCGAACCTACGAGCAGGGGACAAGATTCAAGAAATCAGTAATAAACACCGGGCAGGTGTCCGGCAACTAGTGATTAGAGCACAGAATGAGCGCTGGGGTGCTCAGAAGCTAGCTCAAGCCCTCTTTGATGCCTTCGGAGATCAGAACAGAGACTGGCGCAGAGTGGCTATTACAGAGCTTGCCATGGCTAGTTCAGATACTTTTATCGCGGGGTGCGCTGAAGGTACAGAAGTCTGGATACCGCCTGTTGAAGGGTCCTGTGATTACTGCAAAAAGTTAATCGAAGGAAAGACGTTCATAGTGACCTCAGACCCGGGTGCCGACCCTCTGAAGTACATATGGGTAGGTAAAAGTAATTACGGAAGACTAACAAAAGAGTGGATCCCCTGTGTTCCCTTACATCCATGTTGCCGGCATCGTTTGCATGCCTTTAGTCGTTTCTACAAGACTAATGCAGAGGGTAAGCCAGTACTGAAGACCACGGTTGAATTGATCCAAGAAGAGAGAGTTCGCCGAGGGATGGGAATCGATCCGAATCTCAAATAATACGCTCACGTTTGAAACGTGATTGAAATAAAGGGGATGACAAACTATGTTTTATCCGTGGTGGATTATAGCAGTGTATGTGATCTACGGTGCCTATCTATTCAGCAAAGAGCATGATGAAGCTATGGGGGCACATAGACCTAGAGAGCATGTTCATATTTTACTGTGTTATATGATTTTATGGGGGCACATAGACCTAGAGAGCATGTTCATATTTTACTGTGTTATATGATTTTATGGGGACCGGCTGAGGTGGCTGCATGGTATAAGATACATAAAAGAGGAGCTGGCAAAGAATGAAAAAACCTATTGATACACAGTTTATTGCTCAAACCATTGAACGACTGGTAAGAGGCACTGGCTACCCAGTAACCGCTCAAGTTCTGAAGGCTATTGATGTTGGCCGGGAGCAGCTTAGGCATATGGAGAGAAAAGGGCTAGTGAAGTCCATGGAATTACACTGCAGGGGACAGATGACTAAAGCCTACCACACGCCTAACGTGTGGCCATCGAAGATACCAGTGCAGGAACCGGAGGTAGTTGAAGCATAAGGAGGGATGAGCATGGAGATACTTAACTTAAAAGACCTAGACATTATAAAGGGGTATTTTAAGCAAGAACTTCACCCGAGAGCAAGAGATGGAAAATTTGCTAAGAAGCATGAAGGTATTGTCTCTTCAGTTGTTAAGGAGGAGCCTAAAAAAGCACCTAAGACAAGTGCAAAGATAAAAGCTAAGGGGAGTACACCAAAAAAGTCTACCAAGAGCAAGGCTACCCCAAAAAAGACCGCTGGTAGCAAAGTAGCAACGACTAAGAAGACCACTAGCAAGAAAAAAGAGCTAGTGGTCAATGTTCCTGAAGTTAAGAAAGCAGCGGTTAAGAAAGCAGTGCCTAAAAAGCCTACACCTAAGAAATTCTTTGTTTACCATATTGGATCAGGGACCTATAAAGAAGCCATCAATGCTAAAGAAGTTAAGCTGAAGTCTGTTAAGGGTTCCTTCTTCATGGAGCACCCAGACCCTGAGCATCCAGAAGATACGTATATCTACGAGGCTACAACAGGGACCAGAATAGTTTCATCCTACACAGGGGAAGAAGACGCTATTAAACACGCAGAGATTAGGCTTAGTGGTTGGGGTCAAGAATACTTCGATACCAAAATATCTGACCATAAGGCTATGAGAGGGCTATCACCTGGGCATAAAGAACCTAAACCAAAGGCTTCTAAAAAACCTACTGAAGCTAGTGAGGCAGCAGCCCCTAAGATGCCCCCAGTAATTGATAATCCAACTAAGAAACGAGTACCTAAGCCTAAGGTTGTTTCCCTACCTAAGACTAGCAATTCAGAATCTAGCGACCTAGTACCTGACTACCAAAACAAGGGGCGTGTAAGAGTCGTCGCTCGTCGAATAGGTAGTTATGCTGTGCCTAATATGCAGGTGAATAGCCGTGAAGACGTGGCCCAAGTTTTCGCTGATTTAACTGATTCAGATCGTGAGAAGAGCTATGTTATGGGAACCAAAGATGGGGAAGTCGTAGGTATTCACTGTGCTCACATAGGTAATGTTGATTCAAGTATTATTGATCCTAAAGACATGATGAAAGTACCGCTCCTATCCGGAGCAGATACAGTTTATCTAATCCATAACCACCCAACAGGAGATAGCACCCCGAGTCAACCGGATGTGGCGGTTACCGAACGTTTTAGGGATGTAGCAGACCATATGGGTATGAGGTTCGGTGGTCATGTTGTCATAGGGGATAATGAGTACACAGCCTTAAATGGCAATGGCAGCATTGTTGAGTTCAACAAGAATATGGATCGTTCTAAGATCATGAGAACTAAGCAGGCCCCTGTCTATGAAACCTACCAAGAAAAGGATGCCAGTGTACCGGGCCCTAGGATGAACGGTGTAGATGATGTAAAAGCCTACATCAAGAGTAATCTTAGTATTCATGATGCGGATAAATCAATCTACATCATTGGCGTTGACACAAAGAACGGGATTACCCATGCTGAGCCCCTTGATGTAACTTTGCCACCAGATAAGCTTCGGAAGAAGGCCCTTGAAAGTTTGATTAAAGCTAACAGTAAAAGCTTTTTCATGTACACAGGCCTTGGGTCAAGTGAAGTCCTGCATAATGCAGGAATTCAAGGTGCCTCTAAAACTCTTAATATTCAGCTCTATGATGTCATTGTCCCTAATACCAATAGCAGGCAGGATATCGATGCTGGGCACTGGGCATTCCGCTCGTATGCTGAGAGAAGTATCATGAGCGTAGTTAAAGGACTCTATATTGATCTTCAGAAGGCCCTTGCACCGGGTAAAGTGACTAAGACTCAGGCAAAGTCTCTGCACAAGGACCTGCCACCTGGTGGTGTGTGGCGCTCAATGAACGGGCACCATATCTATATTCTCAACGGTAAGGTATTGGCTGGTGCTATCCCGGGAGTGAAGAGTGCTAAGAAAGCGACGAAGGCCCATTTAGCTGAACATCAGGAAACCATAGACAAAGAAGCTAAGGCTGCTGCTGATGCTGCAAGAAAAGCCAAGAAGTCTACATCTAGTAAAGCTAAGCCCAAAACAGGTAAAGAGGCTATTGAAGACACGCTCAAAGGAGCTAATAACAAAGAGTCCTCAACGAAACGAACCAAGGTAACACCTGAGTTCATGGCAAAGCAGAAGAAAGACGTGGATGCACTTGCTAAGAAGCCAAAAGCTAAGAGCAAGAAAGCAACGCTTGAAGAGCAGCAGAAAGCAGCCCATGAGATGCTTGGTACTAAGCCAGCTAAGGCCAAGGCTAAGGCTAAACCTATAGAGGATCCTAAAGACATTATGTCTATGATCCCTGATGCCTCAAGTTTTACACAGAGCAAAGAAGATTTAGGCCAAGCATGGAAACTTCCGTGGAGTAAGTACGCTGAAGCCCTCAAAAAGAGAAATGCTAATTTTAACCTTAACCTAGAGTCATTTAAGTCACAACACAAACGTCTGGTATCCAAGGCCTTAGACGAAGGGCAGAAGGTTCCTAAAGCTGTATTAGATGAGTACCCAGACCTTAAGCCTAAGAAGACTAAAAAGGGTGAAGTTGCGGATATTCGTACTGAAGCCCAGGTCAACAAAACAACTGCTCGTGATGTTGGTCAGAAAGTTTGGGGATCTAAGAAGGATAAAGCTAGTCTACGGGCAGAATTTGCAGAAAAGCCAACGATGCAGGGGCTTGAAGCTTTAGAAGAAGTAGCTCCTGAAGTCGCGCAGACCTTGTGTGTTAAAAAGAATATTTTAGCACCTGTTGATTTCAAAGCTGAAATGGAGCGGGGAGTCGATGTCAATGTTGCTATGCTTAAGCAGCTCATCTATGATCGAATAGCAGCAAAGCCTCCTGAAGATACCCCCGTAGCAAGAGCTCACTATATGCGAGCTATTAACGAGTTGCAGCGCCTACTTGAGCCTCATAAGACACAAGAGGAGTTCGATGGGGCTTATAGCTACTTAAGGAACTATATGAAAACGGAAGACCCTAAGTATCTAAAAAATCAGCAAGGTATTCTCCATTATCAAGAAAGAGATTTAAGGGATGGGCCGTCACAATATGACCTAAGAACTAGCAGGCGTAATCCTAAAACAGGGGAACGGGAACCTGTAGACTTAACTCCTGAGCAATGGAGGGCCGAGAAGCAGGCACGTATTGACGAAATCAAAGCCAGTATAGCTATGTCTGAAACTTTAGCTAAGAAACCCTTCTTCCCACTCGGTGAGAAGCTAACAAAGTACTTCACAGATCATGAGAGTAAGGCAAGGACCAACCAGACCCTAAGAGACAAAAAGCTGACATGGGCTAAGTACTTCGGAAGTAAAGAAACTAAGAAACTAACCGATGAAGAAAAGAGCCAGCAATACTACCGAAAGGAGTCAACCAAGGGCACTAAGTTTGAACTAGCAAAAGATGCTACACCTATTGACATAGCCCCTAATATTGAGGCATTCCACTATGTTGATGCTAATGGTAAACACTTCATTCATGAAGTTAAGACAGGGATACCCCTATCTTCGGCCTACGGAAGAGCCACAAAAGAAGAAGCTATAGCTGGCGCTAAACGCTATGTTGAAAGTAATGGTAGTCGGCTTGACTCATGGCTGAAAAATCAAGTAGCTACAGGTAAAGTTAGTCCACGTTTTGCTAAGGAGAAAAAGGAAAGCGGAACAGCTGAAAAATGGGAAAAGGTGATGCCTGAGAAGATACAGCGCATTGGTGGCCGTAAAACAAGTGTTCAGAAGCCTGAAGATATGGCTAAGACGTTCGGTTTCCGTGGGGTAGAGTTCGGGCATTATGTTGATGATAAGTCAGGTAGCTTTCATCTTGTGAAGTCAGCTGAAGCAATGCATGACTTAGCAGATTTATTAGGCCTAGAGGATAAGGACATTTCACTTAATGGTAAACTAGCAATGGCTTTTGGTGCTCGTGGTGGTGGCTGGGGATTAGCTCACTATGAACCTGATATGAAGGTTATCAATATCACGAAGAATGGTGGAGCGGGAAGTCTTGGACATGAATGGGGCCACGCCATGGACAATATCCTCTACCAGTACATGACAGGTAAAGCATCAACTAATTTAGCGTCTGACGATAAAGGAGTTTTCTCAGAAAGTTCCTCACCTGAGCTGGCAAGTGCCTATAGAAGTCTTATGCAGGCTATTAAGGTAGGCGATGGTAAAGGTAAAGAGGCTATCCATAACCAAAACCTTGAGTACTCAAGCTACCCTAGAAGCTGGAAAACAGCTTATGACACATTAGGATTAGATAAAGCTATTGAAGAAGTCACAAAAACTATGAAAACCAGAAAAGACATTAATAGTGCAGTTCAGGTAATGGCATACCTACACAAGAAGGCAACTGGAGAAGCACCTGATACTCTTATGGTTAGTACAGGACGATCACAGTATTACCTAGACTCTCTTCGAGTTGGTGGACTCAAAGAAAATAGCTATTGGGTACGACCGCATGAGTTATTTGCCCGGGCTTTTGAGACACATCTTCAGCTGAAAATGGAGCAGAGTAAGAAGATCCACAATGACTATCTAGTTTATGGAGCTAAAGGTGTAGACCCAGGGTCCCCGTACCCAAGAGGTGAAGAAGCCGTAGCTATTAGTAAAGCCTTCGATAATCTTATGGACGTTGTAAAACGTGAGAAGGCCATCCAAAAAGGCCTAAGCTTTGATCTTCAGAAGGGTATTATCAGACGAAGTGATCTACAGAGGCCAGTAATCCCAAGTATAAGAAGCGCCTACCAAGTTGATGGATCATCCTTTGACAATCCCATAGATGAAATACTCTATATCCCGACGAATAGACTTCAGACCCCTTTCCAGACGGACAAAGCCCTCGACTTTGATAAGGTACGTTCTCTCGTTACAAGAATGGAAGATGGGAGCCTTATAGCTCCTATCATTATTGGCTGGAACTATGAGGTCCATGACGGCCACCATAAGCTCGAAGCTAGTAAGATCAGAAATTACACCCACTGCCCGTGTATTATTGGGGAGTTCAACGACATTGACAAGCAGAGACTCTTTGAAGAGTACTCGGAGTTATGGAAATCCCTTAAAGATGATATAGCCACTACGGACCTAGATGGAGAGAAGAAAGCAATTCTTGATTACTCTGAGCGCCTGAAACAGATCAAAGACCCTAAGATTCGGAAAGTTATCGCTGAGATTATCGCTGATGAGAAGAACCATGAGCATAACCTCAAGAAAGTCTTAGCTTATATGGCCGGGAATGAGGGGGCGCTTGATGATCTTCAGAAGTCATTGGTCTATCTACCAGAAGTAGACACTGGACTAAGCGCCTTCCCATATGACAACGCACCAGGAGTTATGTTTCGAGGCATAGGCCAAAAGGAATACGACTTTATTCAGAAGTCCGGATACATCCAGACCAAGGGCAAAGGAAACGATGGGGACCAAGAAAATGTAGTTACTTGCTTCAGTACTCTTTTTAGCCAAGCAGAAGGGTATGCCCGCTCAAACTATGACCTTTACCATGAGAAACAAGCTTATGTCTTAGCTGTAGAATACCAGGGAACAGAGAACGAATTAGGAGAAATTGAGGTTTTAGGAAAGATACCCGCTAGTTCAATTGTCGGGGTGGTGCTCGTTCCTAAGACACCGATTGTCAAAGGACTCTACATTGATCTTCAAAAGTCAATCACCCGCTCAGAGGCTAAAGGAGTGCATAAGGACCTTCCTGAGGGCGGGGTATGGAGGACCATGAGTGGTCACCACGTCTATATCAAGGATGGAAAGATCCTAGCTGGGTCAGTACCCGGGGCCAAAGGAGCAAAGAAGGCGACAAAATCCCATTTAGCTGAGCACCAGAAGACCGTGGATAAAGAGGCTAAGAAACCTGTCGTCCACAAATCCGAAAAGCCTATGTATGATAAGGCTAAGGGGGAGGGAACCTCCAAAACAAAAGGAGTGGACGCAAAGATGGGCGAAAGATTAAGTGCAACCAATGCTAAAAAACTTATGGGTGAGTATGGTGTACCAGCAGGTCATAGGGAAGCTATTCTACAAACGTTGAAGCACAGTACAACGTCAAACAGTTTCAGTGCCCAAGGGCGGGATGAGTTAGATGCCACAGGAAGTAAAGAAGTTATAGGTCGTGAGTACAGTGCGGTGGATGTTCAGAAGGCCGTTGAAGCCTATAAAAAAGACAAAAAGTTTACTAAAGACATTGCTGCTAAGGCAGTAGCCATAAATGAAGCTGCAAAGAGAGCTAAGCGGGCAAAAGCTGATGCTAAAGCTCAAAAAGAGCGGGAACACGAGGAATTCCTAGGTAAGGTCAAAGCAAACACTGAACAGATGTATAAAGATCAAGAGGCACGCGAGGCTAGGAAGAACAGGACTCCTGAGCAGATTGCTGCAGATGAAAAAGCTTTCGCAGACTTTGACCCACTTGAACTACTGATGGCTGGTACTGAACCTAAGAAAGAGCCTTGGGAGATGACACCTGATGAATACTTCCATGACAAGATGATTAAAATGGGGTACATGAAAGGGGCACAAGGTGAGTATGTAGGAGTTATACATGATCGATACAGGGAACACTTAGCAGGTAGTGCTAGTTTAGTACAGCAGAAGGAATGGTCAGATCAAGAACATAAAAAACTAGTACTCAAGCATCATGCAGAGACTACTTCCATGGCTGATGCCTTCAAGGAGTTTATGGATGCTAATAAACCAAAAGAGGAGCCTAAGAAGGAAGAGCCTAAGATAAGTCAGTACTATAAGTCAAATAAATCTGTAGGGGATCACACAGGTAAGTTAACCTATGTACCTGTAGACGGTAAGAGGGTTGATGTAGGTGCTGGAGTCCACGCATTTATACACAAAGGAGCAGGTGATCAGAGATGGGTAGTTACAGAAGCTCAGACAGGTCTTTCACTCGCAGAGGGTAAAACTAGAGAATCCGCTATACAAGAGGCTACTAGAAGAACAGCTGAGCATGGGGTTACTAAACTTGTTGAATATATAAAGTCACATATCGAAAAACATGGGGAAAGCCCAGCAACAGCAGAACCAGGTAAAGCCGGGGTCATATTTGGATCTGAGCCAGAAGAAACCCCGTACCACATAGCTGTACCTAAAGGTAAAAGTGGAAAAGTTAAGTACATGCCAGTATATGAGCATGCAGAAAAGGTGAACGTAGGTAAAGGAGTTCATGCTTTTATCCATGGTAAAGATGGGGAATGGGTAGTTTCAGAAGCTCGCTCTGGTCTTAAAATTACAAGCGACAGCAGTAAGAATTTAGCTATAAAAGTAGCTAAAGATCTAATAGAGCGCAATAAGGGAAATATCAATGCTATGATTCAGAAGCACATTGAAAAACATGGCGAATCTCCTAAGACAGCCCCTACGTTTGATGAGTACGTCAAAAAAGAAGTCAAAGGATCTACGGATCATTTATCAGCAGAGGCATGGGGTAGCTACAGAAGAAGTTATGACTCCATCTACAACGGTAAAAGGTAGGCTTCGGAAGTCTGTGTATAATTAATTACTAAAGTCTGGTAAAATGGGGCTAAGTGGCTTAAGGCTACTTAGCCCCATTTTTTATTTGCCCAGAAGGAGGGGATTCATATGAATCTATACATAGATCTACAGAAGAGCGTTTCGTGGAAAGAGGACTTACACAAGCGGGATGAGTTCGGCAAGTTTACAACTATCAAAGGCGGGTCCAGTGTTGTTACAAGTACCGGAAAAACAGGAACCGTTGAAAAAATTACTGACAGCCATTATCACGTCCGTTTTTCCGACGGTAAGAAAGGGAAAGTAGCTAAGGGCAACACTATCCATGCATCAGATCATAGGAAGGTAATGGATGCCCAAGCAAAGACGAAGAAGCGGAAGGCCTCTGCTGCAGTTGGTCAAACGACCAAAGCAACGAATAAGGCCAATGGTGCAGGTAAAGCTACAGAGCCTAAACTAGTTTTGACCAGTGGCAAAAAGCAACAATCTACTAAGGTAAAAGCCATGGAACAGAAGGCCACAGCAGAAAATAAGGCTAATAGAAGAGCTAAAAAAGAGCGTGATCTTTCGGCCCCTGATATACTTCGGAAGCCTATTGAGCAGGGAACGACTGGACGATCCGCTACCCTAAAGAATACTGAGCAGAGTTCTCATGCAGTGGACTATAAAGATTTAGAGAACAGCCCTGAGGCTACGTCAAGGCTTGATGAAATGTGGAACTCCAAGGAAGCTAAGGCTCTTATGAAAAAAGAGCCGGGTAAACGCTCAGAGGCTGATATTCGCCGGATTGCTGGAGATATGACTACTCAAAATGACCGCTTAGCCTACCACACGACTCTTCAGATGGGTAAGGCCCGGGGAATGAATCTCCTTAGCCAAGTTAATCGTATAGGTGACGTTGGCCCAAGTGGTGACGGTGAGGTCCATAATCAAGAGACAGGTTACTACGGGGATCTTCTTCAGACGGCCCGGGCTAGTATGTACGAAACTCTATACCGGGTCATGAGCGGGAGCCAGAACCCTGGTAAAGACACCAACATTGGAGCCCATGTTATATCCCGTATGAAGCAGAAGCTGCACAAGGATATGTATGCTCTTCTAAATGAGGTCCCGGCACCCCATGAAATCAGGGGAGCACTGGCAGACCTGCACAAGGGAAAAACAGAGCTAACCCAGAGTCTAGGCCACACACCATCAACGGAAGAACTTGCGAATCATTTGCAACAGACTTCAGCTAAGTTTAAAAACGCACCGATTATGGACAACCCAACCTATGATGAAAAAGCAGGGCAGTGGATAGCCACTAAGAAGCGAATCAGTGATCCGGTGGAACGCTTAAAGACCTTACAGGCCTACAGAGACAGGCAGAAGACCACCACCTTAGATAAAGATATCGATGGAGAAGAGGGTACTGCAGGCTCAGCAGCATCTAACGTGAAGAGCACAGAAGCAACACCAGATGAACAGTATGAGCAGAAAGAGCGCCAAAAAGAGCTTAAGACGGCAATACCTAAAGTTCTCCAAGACATCGGGCTCAGTAGTAAAGAGAAGATGGTCTTTATGACTATGTTCGGAAGCCCTTCTGCTAAGATCAACAAAGGGAATATGACCCTTGACGAAGTAGCCGATGCTATTAATAAACAGGGTGGGTATGAAGGTGGTAAACAAGCCACCAAGGATTGGGTTAATAAATACTACAGAAGTGCTATGGTTAAGCTATCCGATGCTCGAACGAAGAATCATCCGGCCTTAAAAGAACTTGCTATGCTGAAGTCTTTAGTCTTTAACCTCATTATGAAATCACTTTATGAGTATGATCTTGTGAAGTCCCTGAACTCATGGGGAATAGGTACTGATGTCTTGGTATACAAACAAACGAGGATTGCCACGGCAGATAACCTTCTTTCCCTGCAGAAGTCTATGGCACCTCAAGAGTACATTGGATCGTTAGTCTACACCGAGGGTGGAGAGCTCCATGCTCGAATTGTTGAGTTTGGACTACCTGAGGATAATGAACTCTATAAAAGCTTCAACTCGTCTCTAGAGAAGTCCATGTTTCCCCATAAGGGTAAGCAGCATGAGGTCAATAAGAAGATGGGGGACTATATAAAGGCCAACTCAAAAAAGTACTCTAGCCTATCTGAAGCCCAGCATGGATCGGCTAGAAAAAAGAGTTCTGGGCATACATGGTCAGAAGAACTCCTTCTGAAGAACCCAGGCAGTGCATGGGTTACGTGGGGCGGTAAACGGGTCTTAGTCAATACTTCTGATGGAAAGCTCATCTATGATTCGGCTAACTCTGTACACAGGGAAGAGCACAATGAGAGCGCTCCAGAGGATAAGATCGACTTCCACCATGAGCAGGACGCTGAGCATAAGGACGAGGGCATCGAAGCCTTTAAAGAAGACATGGAAACAATGCGCAAGGACTGGCGCGGTGACGAAACAGATAAGGACCTAGGCATACGGAAGACCTACTTAAGAGAGCATGAGCACAAAGGGCACCACGACTATGCCAACTTTACAGAAGACGAGCAAAAAGCTTATGAAACGATGAACGAGGACGAGCGTAAGAAGTTTCTAGGCAAACGTTATCTAGAAAAGGAAGGCGTTAAAGAAGCCCTACAGAAGTATCGTGACAGCGGAGATACTGAAGCAGACCGAAAAGAGATCATGGATGCCCTGTCTAAGTCTGGATCTATGGCAGGTAAAAACGCAAAGATGATGGTCGGTAAAACAGGTAATAGTGGCCTACTAGCCCAAGTACGTAAAGGCGCTGATGAGGACACCATAGCCGACTTATTAGGCCAAAATGAGCTTACAAGGGCTAAGGAAGAGGCCAGTAAAAAGCTTTTGCCTGATGGTACATACCTCGTGGGTAATCCCCTCACAGGTAAAACCATAGCTCTAAGAATTAAGAATGAAGTTACTAAGGCTGGTCAAGGTGGGGCCCATACTAGATTTGGTTCAACGATTGCTGAAGTCTTCGATCCTGATGGTGGTCAACATGAGGACCTAAACACATGGGGAGGCCTAGGAAAGGCTCTAGGGTACACAGGCGCTGATGCCTCAGGTCTTCAGGACATCTTAGCCAAGAAAGCAAACTCTGAGGGTGATAAGCCCTTTATGAAGCAGATCGATGAAGCTGAGTATGCTAAGGCACGGTCCAACACCAAGCTAGGTCTGCAAGAGGGCATGGCTCACAAGGACTTCAAGCTTGTTAACCAGAGTCGAAATAAAAAGGGCGAAGTAACGAGTCATACCTATGCACAGGACATGCCTGATGGTACTCAGAACACTGTTATGGTCGATGCTAAGGGGACAATCACAGATCCAGTCATGGCAAGGCTTCTGAAGCAGCGAAAACCTATTATGAACGAAAAGGACCTCCATGAAGTCATGAAAGGCGCTGTAGGTAATAAGGCATGGGTAACTGCTCATTCAGGGAGTGGAACTCATATTAGTGATTCTCTTGGCCACCACATTCAGCTAGAGTATGATGGAAAAGGGGCTCCACGGGTAGTTGGTGGAGAGTATGATGGCTATCGATTCATGGATACCAATGACATACCTAAAGGAGCCATAGATCCGGCGACAGGGGAACCAATCAAAGCTTTGTTCAAGGGAGGAAAGCTTGTAGATCGAGGTCTAACGACTAAGAACAAAGTAGCTATGAATGAAGGAAACGCTGTTCTCTACCCAGGAGAAAAAGGCTTCAGAAAAGGGCGAATCCACTCTATTGAAGGGGACACCTACAAGGTAACCGATGGCAAAGGTCATGTCATAGGAATGTTCAAGAAGTCAGAGCTTAAGCAAGCTTCTGAAGAAGGTCGAACCTTATCAGCAAGTGGCCAGTCAGTCGTTAAAACTGCGAAGACGGGTACACACCGGATGGATACTACAAGTACCTTTAAAGCAGATAATCCTAAAGATCAGAAGAAAGTTGACAAGGTAAAAGAGCTCTTCAGTCAAGCGCTTCAGAAGGCAGGGATAAACAGTGCCTTTGATAAAGACGGTGTTATGAACATCCAACTTGAGCTATCAGATGCTATGATGAAGCAGCTAACCAAGCGCCTCGGTAGATCAAAAGCAGGTAAAGAGCTCCTTAAACAATTTAAGAGTGCTTATACAAAAGAGCTTGAGATTCATGTACCTGAAGCTATGAGGGACCAAGTGTCTACCTATGGGGTTAGAGTCTTGAACGATGGAACGGCTAAGATTTCAGCAGGTAAGTTCGAAGAGCTTAGGGAAGCCCTAGGAGGCCTGTCTGTAAGTCATGATGCTAGGGAACACCTAGCAGAGCATTTCAACCGCAAGGATCGTAAGCCTAAAAGTCCTGAAGAGCTTCAGAAGGCCTATCAGCCAAATGCTAGTGACTCAGAAAGTGCCTTTGGTCAGGCATATAGAGCTCAGTTTAAGCCTGATAGTCGGATCATGGACAAAGGACTCTATGGTACACAGCTAGCGGGATTATCACATTTAGTTGAACGAGGGCGCGGTATAGTGGGGCACGGGATGGGTACGGGGAAGACTATCACAGGGATGGCAGCAGCTTTGCACGAGAAAGCTAAGGCTATCTCTGAAGGTAGGAAACCTGGTAAAACTCTCATCGTCTCACCTGCTGGAATTCAATCGGACTGGGGTAAAGAGATAGGAAAAGAGACAAACTCCAGAGCTCTTTACATTGGATCCGAAGGTAGTCTTCGGAAGCGAGATAGTGGTGGTAACTGGATGAAGTCTGAGAATGATCGGCACATGTTTGGGATGGATGGTACTGAGCAAGAAGCTGTGAGTTCTAAGCACTTTGTAAATAACATGGGAAGCATCGGTTCAGAAGACCATGACTTTCATATTATGTCCTATGACCAGTTCATGAAGCACAGAGATGCTCTTTCAAAATCCGGTTTGTATGATAACATCATCGTTGACGAAGTACATGCTTTTAAGAACCAAGGCCGGCAGCGTGGGAAGTCACTAGCTGAAACAACTGAGTCCTTTAAAAATGTCTGGGGGCTGTCAGGTACTCCTATGGAAAATGATGCTCGTGAAGTCCATAGCCTTATTGATACTGTTACAGGTGGAAGACATGAACTCGGTACAGCTAAGGAGTTTACAGAGAAGTTCCTTATGAAGGACAAGAATGGTAAAGTTATCGGAGTTAAGCCAACGATGGCTGATAAGCTCGGAGACATTGTAGCTAACATTGTCCAGTTTAGGGGTTCAGAAGATGTTCAGTACAATGATGGATCTAAGATTCATTTTCCTCACATCGTTGGCAGTGACGCAGCCCAAAAGGAGAATGCTCCTGAAGACTTCATGAGTAATATGGCAGACCGCAATCGTGATCAAAAGACAACAGATACTTATGGAACGAAACACAGTGTCTTCGACTACGAACCAGGGGCCATGCCCAATACCACATCTCCCACGAATCTAACCGATGACCAAAAAGATTTTTACGACGAGTATCGTAAGATTCAGAAACAGTACCTGCCAGATTCTAAACTTAGTGAACTTGTAAAGGCCAGTGAAACAGGTTATGACAATTCTGAAAAAGGTAAAGAGGGAGCGTCTAAGAACTATCTAACAGCTATGCAAAAGCTTCAAAAGCACCTGAACGCACCACTTGCCAGTAAGATGTATGTACCTGGTGGGGGAAGTGCACTAGATTCAGGAGATACAGACGCACAAGCAGAACCCGGGGCCAAAGTTAAGAAAGCGAAGGCCGGGGGATTAAAACCTTATAACCCAGTCACAGGTGAAGGCCACTATAAGGTTGATGAACACGGTGACAGGCGGTACTTTGAAAGTGATGGAGAAGGTAGTTTTAAACGAAACAAAGACGGAAGTCCTAAGCTCATGGCACCGATGCACCACAATAATCCTAAGGCAGAGTATATGAAACAGCGTATAAGCACCTACCTAGATTCATTAGCTACTGAGAACGAAGCCAGAGCTAAAGCAGGTAAACCAGAGTTGATGCCTAAAGTCGTTGTGAAGTCTAGTTACACTACTTTTGGAACCGATATTGCAGATGGAGTTATTCGTGATCTACAGCGTGAGCACCCGCACTTAGCGTACTGGGCAGATAAACTTGACCGACAAGGGCAAAGCTTAAGTTCTGGACAGTTTACCGGGGAGTCTAAGGAACGAGAAGAGATCAAATCGAGCTTCAGGGGTAGCAAGGAAGAAAACAGCTATGCTAAGAACCAGGGTAATATGTGGGCCACCACAGTGTCCCCTGCAGGTAAAGAAGGCGTGGACCTCGGTAACGCACACTTAATGTTAATGATGGATCAAGACTGGAACCCCCAGAAAATGGCGCAGTTTACCGCCCGAGTAAGACGTTCAGACTCAGCATCAGGTGGGCATGCGCAAGTAGGACGAGCTAATAGCGTTCGCATTGAATCACTGCATATGCCCGGGACCATTGAAGACTTCATGTTCAACGCTGAAGACGCAAAGATGGGGGATATCAAAAGAGTCGCTAAGGCTACACGAGATGCTGAAGAGGTCACTAAGTTTGGAGATTCAGAGGCTAAGATTAGTTCAGCCAAGAACTTCACTCGTAGTCAGAAACGAAGAGCAGGTGCTAAGCCAAAGGGGACAACAGGTGACCCAGGTAGCATTCAAAGACCAAAGCCCAGCGAAAATCCCCCACCTCAAGTTGGTAGGCAGGTAGCTAAAGCACTTAAACTCGTTATTATTCTATAAAGTATGGAGGTTTAGGCTGTGGATGAACAAATGTTCAATGCTGATTCATTCGAGGAACTAAAAGATTCTTCTGAAGTTAAAGCAGCTGTACAATACTTAGCAAAAAATGAGGTAAAGTTCAGGCAAGAGTTATCTTCTGCGGGTATGGATTATGATACGATACAGACAGAGGTAGAAGTCTTGTGGGTAAGCCTTCTTAAGATGTGCGCTAAGTTTAAATACTCTGACTATCTAGTAGTCTCTAAAAAGGCCATATATAGTATTAAGTAACCTAAGTATGGGGGTGTAAGCTATGGTGCAGTGTCCTGGGTGTAAGAGGATCATTATGGATTCAACGCAGAGTGGCGGGTACAAGATCCGCTCACGGATGATTCTATTCTCAGAGGGTAAAGCCATAGCTATATGCCCGACATGCAAAACACATGTTGAAGTCCCAATTATCCTAGGGGCTCTATCAGAAAAACCTGCTAAAAGTAAACTAGTTGTAAGGGGGTATTAATGTGGCAGATGCTGAACGGTTTTGGAATCCTACTACACTCCAGTGGGAGGCTGCACAGGTTTCAGAGGGTGCTCAGAAAGTAGTTGTTAATGATAACCTAGTAAAAAGAGCCTACCCAGTAGTTCCTTCAGATACTGAGGATCTGGCTCAAGGGCCAACGATTGGCCTGTACATCGGTGGCTTAGGCAATATCACGGTAGTACTATCCGGAGGTACAGAAGTTACGTTTGCTTCTCTATGCATCGGTGTTGTGCATCCCATATCCGTTAAGCGAGTCAAGGCATCAGGTACAACAGCCGTAGGCATAGTGGCGGTGTATTGATATGGGTAGAATCGGAATTGGGGTAGGTCTAGGCATAGGCACTAATCAGCTTTCTGTAATTCAGGATCTTCCGGATATGGTAAATAATCACTTAGAGCCCTCCTCTGCAGGTTACTTAGGGTTTATACTTAATGAAAGTTTTATTGGCATAATTATTTAATTTATCTTGCCATTTACTTCCGAAGTTGGTATATTTAGCAGTAACTAAATATTTAGGGCAACAAAATCCGTGTATAACACAGCTAGGATGGCCCAAGACACGTAGACTAGGCCAAGGTTTCGCCAGCTCACCTAGCCAAGCAGCGTGTCTTTGGCCATCCTAGCTTTCAGCTTACACTCACTTCGGAAGGTGGTGAAATAGTTGCTAGTTGATGATACATACAGAGTGTTTATACCCATTGAGGATCAGGGGCTTATGAAGTCTATTGAAATTGATGAAAATGGCGACTACATCGTCCAAGGAGTTATGACAACGGATTCTGTAGATGAAGAAGATGACAGCATAACCCCTGAGGGGATGGACTGCTCATATTTCCTCGAAAAGGGATGGGTAAAATACGAACACGGTAACGCCCCAAACCAGTTTATTGGGGAACCCCTAGAGGTTAAAATAGGCCAATTTACACACCCTACACGTCATGAAGTAGTAAAAGGTATCTTTGTTAAGGCAAAACTCTTTGCCCAAAGAAAGCTTGCTCAGGAAGCGATTCAAGCTATGCAAGACCTTCAGAAGAGTGCTACGAAGCGAACGATGGGATGGTCTATTGAAGGTAATGTTAAGGAACGTAACCGTAAAACAGGTAAAATAGTCAAATCTATTTTGCGTAATGTCGTACTTACTATGAATCCTGTGAACACTGTTACATGGGCTGAGCTTGCTAAATCTTTTGAAAAAAACCATGAATTAACAATTAGCTTAGATGTTGAGAAGTCAATGGATGCTGTAGGAGCTGCAGCTATCATGCCTCAGTCTTTAGAAGGAACTACGAAAGATCCTCAGAGGGATTGGGTTAAACTTTTTAGGGAGTTTTGCAGAAGTAACTTTTTACAGAAGTCCCTACGTAATAAGTTCGTCGCTGGCTCACCAGGCGCTGTAGGTACGATGACCTATGCATTTGCCC